ATATCCCCGTAATTCCAGCTCTCCAATCCATCAATCACGCTCTTGCAACTTTCATGAACCCGAATGCGTCCTTGAAGCATCAGCTCCCGAACTTTATTGATGCCATAAGTCACTGAGTCGGCTCCCTTGCGAACTTCCGCTACCGGAACATTCCGATTCTTCAGCTCCTCAATAAATCCTTGATTCTCAGGGTCCGGAAAAACTCTGCGAAAATTACAGCTTTTTACATACTCGGCAATCTGAGCATCGGTTCTACCAGTTTTAACCCATTCAGTATTAACCCAGTAAACCCCATCTCTATCCTTAATAGCTCCGACAATAGCCGCCGCATAAACGAACCCGGGATCAGCTCCCGCCATCTCGAATCCTTGAGGCTTGATAGTATCGTTGTAAATATGCTTGCCGCGATCAAACTCCTTATAAACCAAGCCTTGAGTCTTCCGAAAGTCCGCTAAATACTCCTGCGCGAACTGATCTTCCGGAAGCCGTCGTTTCATCTTCTCCAGTTCTTCCCTATCTATAAAAGGATTGTCATAGCTTGTAAATTTGAAACTCTTAAAATCTGGGTCATCCGTATAAAAAAGATCATAAAAGTGGTTAAACCCCTTCGGAGTTCCCATAAACAATGCGCTTCCCTTGCGCGGAGTAAAAGTTGGCCCCAACGCCTCATTCCACCCGACCCAAAAGTCGGTGTAGTCCTGAGTCTCGTCTGGAACAATGAGGTCATACTCATCTCCTCGATAGTCCTGCACTTTCTGCCAAGACCCAAGAAAGATATCCGACACCCCACCATCTACCGTCTTAACCTTAAGCTCAAGACGAGTGTCATTGCTTTTGATTATCGCAGGTGCCAACTTCTTCTTAAGCCTATCCCACATGAGCCGTCTGGAATCTTCTAAAGTCGGGGATAGGTAGAGTATCCGTCGGTCCTTCCTTGCGATCGCACATCCAGTAATTTCTTCGGCTGCCAGTGTCGTTTTGCCGAACTTACGGCCGCAAACAAGGATTCTGTATCGATGTGGGTCTGCAACTATTTGAGCTTGAGCGTCATGAAGCATTAGCCTCCTTCACAGGCTCCTCCGGTAAATACTTCCTCGCAATCTCAGGAGCAATTTGAATGATAAGAGGTTTGTCAGGGTCTCCTGAAACCTCCATCTTCTGTGTCGGCTTCCCAATAAACTGATCGAGCAAATACTTCGCAATATCTTTGTCCGGAAGCTTGAGCCATTTCTTCTTCTTTATGGGTTTAAAGTTCTCATCCAAGCTATCCTCCATGACATATACCCCCTTCGCCAAGTCCATCAACCCTTGCAGAATCTCAGCTTTGTCAGCCTCAACCAAAGTAGCTAAGTCATCCTTAAGCGTCTCTGCTACCTGTATGATTTTTTTAAGCTCAGTTTTTGAGGCCATGGGAGTAAAGTTGTTCTATGTCGTAAATTATTGGGGTGATCTGCGCTCCATTGCGGACCCGAAT